TTGAGCCCTTATCATCTCAATCTCTTTTCTAAATCCATGCTTTACTTCTTCGAGTTGAGCCTCAAGCTGACTCTTAAGTTGCAACTCCTGGGCTTTAAGCTGAGCCTCCATTTGAGCCTCTTGCATCCTAGACTGAGAAGCAACCTGTGAAGCCTGAGCTTGTTGCTGAGCCTGCATCTGAGAGTTCTGCTGAGCCATCTCTTGCTGGCGCTTCATTCTCTTTTGACGCCTAACAATAAGAAGCCTTTCTGCTTGATTGATATCCTTTAGGTCTCTGACGGCTATAGCGTCTTCAAGGTCAATTTCTTTTTGAGCCAGGGCCACCTGGATGTTCTGCTCCAAGAAAGCTCTCTCCTCATCCTCCATTTCTTTCTGCACCTGAACACCGAAGTTGTACATAGGCAGATCACTAAATGAGCTAAGCACCTTCATGTTTTCCTCACCAATAGCATTCTCATACACAGACATAAGTACAGACTCTTGAGGTATAATCTGAATACACTTTACTATGTCTTGGCAAACTTTCTTGTAAAGCACTAACGCTGAGTTAGTTATATCATATATAGCGTTGTTGCCTGCAGATATAGCTTGCTGCCTAACCCCTACCAAGGCATCCCCCTTTGGAGAGCTTGCGTCCATGGCCTCATTGATACCAGTGGTATCTCTTATCAATCTGAGGTAGTGGTTGTACAAACCAATAAGCTCATTGATGTTTCTTATTGAGTTTCCTATTTCTCTTACTGGAGGATTCTGGAATCCACCCTCTGGGTTTTTGCTTCTGTAATAGAAGACACCCGTCTGCTCATAAATATCGTGCAAGTCTAGAGGCTGTAGCTCACCGCCCTTGCCGAGCTGAACGTTCTCCAATCCCTCAATATCAATAATCAATCCGTCAGGTTTGGCCTTAGCTATAGCCTGCTGAAGTTTCAAATGAGTTATCTGAAGCATATCAGCAAAGCCTATGCAGCTGTCAACCATAGACTTAGGCATGTTGTTGTTCAGGTTGGTAGCTACTGGAGAGTAGGACAGCCTGCACTTAGATAAGTCATGGACGTTTTTAGGGACGTTGGCAACAAGGCCATACTTAAATACTATATCAGTGCCCATAATGTAAGACCCTCCGTAGAGCATCTCCATCTCCATCTTATGAGACTTTCTCTCAAACACAGATCCAGCTCTTTCTTTGTATTCGAACCCTTGGTTGTAAAAACCTGTATTCCCGTGTCTGTTTTTTTTCTCCTCGAAATACATACAGTCCACTGAAATAAACTCAAAGTCAAGAACCTGAATCATGTGCTCCGAATAAGCCTCCCTGTTGTTCTTGTTGTCAATGCTGTACCCTGTGGCGTCGTAGTTGCCAGACTTCTTGGAAGCCACCTTCATGACCTTCTTTATGCTCTCCTCATCAAGTTCGTTTCCTGCTATTCTCCTGAGCTCCGATACAGTTATTTCTCTAACATGGCCAGCATAGATTACATCCTCAAAGAAAGGATCTTCTGTGAAGCTATGCACAAAGTTCAATGGATCTACATAGTCAATCTTAATCCCGTAGTTAGGATCATTACTCCTTTTGGTAACAGCCACCCCTATAGAAGCCAAGTCGTTTACACATCTCCTATACGCCCCGTCATTAAAGTTGCTCCAAGAAAGAGTCATGTTTGTAGCAACCTGGGCAGCTATTTCTGCATCAGTCTTTATGTTGGTATCCAAAAAGATTTCTGCCTCCTCCAAACTATCAGGAAGCTGATCTGGATCTACGTCTAGCTTTAAACCACCAGTCATAGTCTTCAGCTCCTGGAGATCTTTTTTTACAGCAACCTGAGTCCTAAGTCTTTTCTTCTCCTTATTCTTTTCTGAAGAAGACAAAGGGTCTACAGCCTCAAGATTAGGGTATGGATTCCTGGAAAGGATTTTGTTTACGACAATCCTTACAAACTTCGGCAGTATGGGAACTGGAGTAAAGTCTATGTTTAGCAAGCTACCATCAGCACCGTTAGGATTCAGTGAAGTAAGAAGCTGCTTGTATATGCTGGTATCCTGGGTGCCGTTAGCGTAACTCCTGTTTCTTTTAAATGTTCCGTTCCTGCTTCCGTGCAACGAGTTTTTGTCTGTCATCTTCCCCCACTGGCCCTCAATAGCCTTCGCATAACGCAAGCCATATTTCTTCCCCTGCTTCTCCATGGGGTTTGCAAGAGGGTTGGGAAATCCAGACGACGGCTTTGTGCTATTATACATCTATGGCTGATTTACCGCAAATATAACAAATCATCCCCGTACCTTATATCGCCTAAAAAACTGACTCTCATTAAAGTTAGACTCTTTCTTTTTCTTCTTTGCTTTTTGAGCTGCAAGAAGGCAAAGTCCAGAACTGATAGTCAAGTCAAACTTTGTTCTGTTGTTTATTTTAAAGCCAATCCAGTCCTCAAGGGTGTTGTTTAAATACATTGCCCCATACTCGCCTGTCTCTCTGTTTACCCCAACGTGATCATGTATGTAGTCCTCTATGGCGTGGGCGTGAGCCTGTATTACGTCTTGAGAGTTTGATGGTATCCCCTTTGTCTTGACGTTGACCTTAGAGTTTGCGCTAAGAAGATGTCTCGGCCTGTCCATTAAGTATCCATCGTAACCTCTTGATTCAAAGTATCTTGCGATACCGTACTTATTGTTTTCAATTAACAAAGGGTAGCCGTAAAATACAGCAGCCATTAAGCAGTCTTCATAGAAGATTTTAGCCAAAGGCGGACGGGACGCATACTCCACAACAAACATGTTAGCAGGATGCTCCATGTGAAACTTGTTGTATAGGTGTAACGCACCCTTAGACCCCCGTCCATCGACGGTGGCGTCAAGGTCGTAAGAGTCGACCCCGCCTACCCCCAGCTCTGCATTGGGCGCTATTCTTTTGTTTCGATCAAACTTCTTTTTGTTTCTCATCTCCACAGGGGGCATCCAAGCTATTTTAAACCTACCCTGGTGGTCTGGCTTAAATACAACCTCTGTGTCCTGCTGCCCACCCTTCCAAACGAAGTTTCCCCTAACCACTGGGTTTGGAAACAACTCGTCATTGTATTGTATCTGCTCATATATCTTTCCGATATTAAACAAGCTACCGTCAATGCTATCTCTAAAGGCCTCGTCGGTTGTAAACGGAAACTGCCTTGTCACCTCGTTGAGTTCTGAGGGGTCCCCCTTAAGGCTTAACCTTTCGTTCTTTAAAAAAGTTTTCGCTCCTGAATCAATAGAATCACCGTCAAGACCATCGACAGCCTCAGAAGGATCTTCAATGATTGGACGTCCGTGGACGTCAAAAAAACCCTCAAGAGATTCGTAGGCTGGTATAAACAGTCTGTAAAGACCACTCCTAGTTCTACCATTTGCATTTCTTTCAGATGGGTTTGAGTCTTGCCAAAGGTCTTTGTATTCCTTACCTCCCTTGTCCATGGGGTTTACGGTGCTACCAACCATTGCCTTGCCTACAATCTTTCTACCTACAATAAGGCATGTCCGTTGTATCCTCCATGCGTCTCTAATGTCTGTTGGCTTCTCCCACTTTCCAGCCTCATCAAGGTACATTATATGAAGCTTCTCACCATCGTAAGCATTGTTGGTGGTGTTCTTCCAGTTGATCACTGTATTCAGGGCCTCACCTGTTTGAGAGGTCTTGTTGTTCTTTGTAATCCTTTTACTGGGTTCTCTAAAGGCCAGCTCCATACGGGGGTTTGTAGTACCGTCCTGGATAGGCTTAAAAAAGAATGGGTAGTGCCTAAACATGTACACTACCTTCTTCATAAAGATATTCTCTTGCGCGTCTTTACCAGTCTTAGACTGGATGCCAAGAAGCTTATCTTTGACCTGCGTGGCCTCATCAACCAAAACGGCGGAACAGATATTCGTGTACCCGCTCCGCCGACACTTGGTGTACAGCTGCCCTATGCAGCGTGGGTCCGCCTCACACGCAGCCAAATGTAAGAAGATATTTCTTTGGAACTCAAGATAGCTAGGGTGACCTATGTCCATCCTGGTCCACTGTAACATCATATAGTGACGCCCCGTAATATATGTAGGGACACCTGCGTTGTAAAACCAAAAGCCGTCACGCCTACGGCGAAACTCCTCCTCGATATACGAAGAAAACTTTTGTCGAAACTCCCTAGGCATCTCCCCCCACTCATCCATAGACTTAATCCTAGACAGCTCCTTTGGCATAGGAATCCTTTCCCACAGCTGCAGGTGGTCTGGACGTCCATGTCCTGCAATTTCTTTTTTGGGAGGCTGAGCGGGAAGAACAATGAGTAGCCCACCGAGCTCAATACTTTCACCCTTCGTACCCTTGGGGCAAATTGAGATAGCAGGGTCGTCATATCCTTCTATGTTTATTAGAACGCTCAAAAGTAAGGCTGGTTGGATAAGAACTCTAGCCAATCTAAAACCGTAACTATGCCGTCACCGTCGAGGTCGTACTGTTTATTCTTAGTCCCAAAGGCATTGTAAAACCCAGCAACTTCTTGCATGAAGTCAAGAAAGTCTTGCATCAGTATACTTGGCCCCACCTGTTTCTTTTGAAACTAGGTGCGCCTGTTTTAGGGTTTTTAATGTCCATGTGCTTTCCGCATGGGCATTGAATCTGGTGTTGAGCTTTGTCGTCAACAAACCTAATGGTGACACCAGTTTTATCCTCTTCGTGATCTCCGCACTCGCAAATGTAAGTAGCCATAATTATCGTCCTTGTGAAGCGTAAGGCTTCTTGTAGTTAATTGAATTTTTGTTTTTAGATGTCTTAGTCTTAGCGTGGACACCCTTTCGACGAATACGTTTCTTCTTGTATTCTGATACTTGAATCTTAGCCATGAATAGGTTTATTTAAGTTGTTTAATGTAATTATGATTTCATGAATTTGCCCTTGATTGTATCTAATTGTTCTTCTGTTTAAAACAGACGAAGCACTATCCATAAATGGAATAAGTATTAAGATCAATAGTGCAAGCCTAGAAACAACTTTCATTTTAATTTAATTTAGTACGCGAGGAGGGACTCGAACCCCCAATAACAAACTTAGAAGGTTTGGGCATTATCCAGTTATGCTACTCGCGCATTTGTTTAGAATACTCCTGCATGTTTTTCTCTGTGGCAGTTAGAGCAAAGTAAAGAACATTTATCTAATTCAGCCATAATTTTATTATCAAACTTAGTCCTGCGCTGACATCCAATACCAAAATCTTTTTCGTTGGGGTCATTGTGATGGAAGTCTAAAGCGCAGTTGTGAGCGTTGTACCCGCATCTTTCACACTCCCCTCCCTTGTAGTCAACGCATTTCTGCTTAAAGGCTTGACCCCTCTCTACCCTTTCTTGACAGACACAAGTTTTGCAGTAACCGCTTAACCTTGCATCCCCATGCCTGTCTTTTCTAATGTAGTATTCGGACTCAGACTTTAGCTCTTTACACCGTGGGCATTCTTTTGTCACCTGCTACGTCTTCGATTAGGTCTATTGTTTGCTCTGTTTTTAGATTCCGACTGAGGCTTGGTTTTGTCAGACGTGCCGACGTGCGCGTTATCGAGACCATCACCGTTGCCATAAACCCCAAGGCGTCTAGCTATACGGTTGAGAGCAGCCCTATACCTCTTGGCTTTACCGCCCTTCCCGTACTTGGCATACTCCTTCTTGTAGTCTCTCTTTTTAAGCTTCATGGTACAAATATAATAAATTGTTGGGGCGGTGGGACTTGAACCCACGACTTCCTGTGTATAAGACAGACGCTCTAACCAACTGAACTACGCCCCAGTTGATAAGCCCTTTTCGCGTAGAAGGCCGCCTGACGAAAACCAACAACTCAGTCTTCTTCTTTTTCGTTCCAGGAATCCTCCCAAAACTTGTGATCTGTTTTATTGTGTTGCCATACTATTTCTTTCCAATCATTTAGAGAACCTTTCAGCGAAACCTCCGCTGTAGTCTCTTGTCTCTTCGATTGACCCATTGGTAGATAAATCTTTTATCATTTGCTCTAATCGCTGTCTTTCAACGATTAACTCCTTACAGTCCGTAGCTGTCTGCTTAATAGACTGAAGCTCGGCTTTACGCGCACTTCCGTTGATGTCTGGGTCTACAGGCTTCTTGATTTCGTCAATCATGTTGTCTATAGCCGACTCCATAGATGACATCAAGCGCTTGGCAGCAGAGATGGTTGTAAACTTAGCCTTCGACATACATGATGTCTTCTGCCCTGACCCTGAAATACTTTACCCCTTCGATGGTTATCTCGTAGTCTCTGTTCTTCTTAATCCCCACAATATCGCCAGCACCGACGCCAAGCTCGTCAAGCCAAGGAGCATCGAAAGCAATGCAAGCTTTTCGAACGGGAGATTCTGTAAGCTTGACAACCTCGATAATATCGCTTTGTTCTGCTGGGTCGGGCTCTTCTTCGATAGGGGTAAGCAACGCCCAACCACCGAGGGTATATATGTGTCCACTTTTTGAGCTCTTGTAAGCAATCGCTTGATTGTTGATTGTATGTTCTGGATCATACCTTACGAGATAATGATTGTCGTGGCCAGTCAACACTTGGCCTTCATTGAGTACAACGAGGTGGTGAAAGTAAAGGGTGTCACCCTCTTCCACTCCTGTGTCGTGTTTTAGAGGGGATGCCACAACGGGCCCCTCTGTAATCCTGTGTTTAAACTCGCTGCCTTCGAACCTAGTGTCGATAAACAGCTCCATACCACCATCCGTGGTGATTGTGTCGTTGATCTTTTTTTCAAGCTCAACAACAAACAAGTCAAGAGTCTTCATTTAATTTAATATGACGAGGACCCAGTATTTCTTCTGGGTACCCTGGTTGCTGCTCTGGGTCTCCTACGCGGAGCAGGAGGGGTCGATGTAGTTCTTGGGCGGGCAGGAGAGCTAGTGGGTATCACCCCTTTTGTTCTTCTACCCTTAAGGGTTTCAACCTTTTGCTCAACCTCTTCATTGGCTGGTGTCAGCATAGAGTGCTTGCGGCTCGTATGAACAGCTCCGACCATGGCCCCCATTGTAGGATGCACATGGTAGCTGCCGACATAGAACTTACCGTTAGGTAGTTTAAACTCAGCGCCTCCAGTATAGAGATTGGTTGTGGCCATTTAAAACTTACAATCGTATTCTACAATACAGGGCATCTCGTCTACGCTCTTCCATAGAACCTGAGAATCCTGCTGCTGCAAATATACAAGATATCTCTTCTTGTTGTACCTGTGAAGGTGCTCATCATCAACAACAATAGCAGAAACATTTCCGTCTCCAGCTCTCATCCCCACATAATAAGCCATAGCATCCTTGGGATCTTTCCCAATGATAATCTTTCTAATAAGTCCTTGCATTTTAATTTAATGATATGCCAAGTCCTGAGATAAGATCATCAAGATCTATATCATCCTCAGTGACTGGTGGCGTATAAGAATCAGTCATAAAGTCTTTAATTATATCAAGCTCTCCGTCGCTTTGTATGTTGTAGTGAAAGAAGGCTTTCATGTTGCTCGTTTCGTCATCAAAGGGCTCAAGCAGCCCTATAACAAAAGAAGATATAACCTTATCGTCAAGGTCATACTTAGCAACCAACTCGTTTATAGAGTAGGCGATCTCTTGCATTTCGAACCAGAACCCTTCTTCTTCCATACCTTTGTATTGATCCATATCCATAATTAAATGCCTAAAAGTTTAGTATCTAAAAAGAAGCTCTTTCGTGACTTCTCTCACCTCAACCAAAGGTACGTAAAAAACAACTACCTCAAGAGGCTGAGAACCAGCATGATAGGCTTCTGCGAGAAGAAAGACGTTTTTGAGAGGGAGATGCTTTTTATGCTTTGGGCGTATGACTTAGAGTTCTTTACGCTAAAGTACGCATCAGAAGACTTTAAATACTCAGAAAAAAAACTAGCAGAAAGACTTGTGTACCCTCTGGCCAACGAAGGGTATATATACAAGCACTTTGATAAGATGACTCCATCAACCAAACTAGAGGATCACTTGTTCAGAGAAGAAACAAAGTACAACTACCGCGTCAGATATGCCCTAACGCAAAAAGCCCGCTTGTTAGTGCAGGCTTTTTACAGAGAGCTAGAAGATTAAACGCTAGCTACAAAGACTTCTATGTCTACGTCAGCGTTATTGTCGTTGACAGCAATGATGCTCTCAATGTCTACCAAGCTTACTATAGCCGTGGCTGCATCATCATCAACGGCTGCAGCACCTACAGCTTTGTTTATTATAAACGTCTTTCCCGCTTCAAGCAATACGCTTGCGTTTGTAGAGGCAGCGGCATCTCCGTTAGCAGCTAGCTGAAGGTTCAGCGTAACGGCATTGGTGGCGTCAAGGTTTGTGACCCTAGCGTACCTGACGTCATCATCATCTATAGCGCTGTCGGCTGTGGTGACCGCAGTTCTAAAATTAGCTATTGTCGTTTGCGTTGCCGTAGATCCTCCGTCGGCAGGAACGCTAACAATGCGGTGCATGACCTGAGTTATAGACTCAACATCCATTGTTATCTCGCTACCCCTTTCTCTTCCGTTGAGGGTTACGCTTTCGTTTATAGTTACCGTTAGAGTTGCCATTATCCGCTACAGCTTTCGCAATCCTCTGGAGAGTCCAGGTTGCAGGTTATCTCGCCAGATTCAATCTTGGCTTCTTGTTTTTTCAGCTTGTCTTGATCCAAGAAACTGATGTCGTCAAATTCGTCTTCCATAGTTATAGTGTTTTTCCAAATATTACTTCGTAGTACGTCTGCCCCTCATCATCACGACAAGCCTTGAGGCACCGACCACGATTAACGCCATCATAAACGTAAGACACGTGAACCCAATCAGGATTGTCTTCAGTGCCAAACTCCCAAATGAGCTGATCAAACTCCAGATTCTCACGGATATAATCGAAGATCTCAGAGTTCTTACACCGACCGTATACATCTGCATCAAGGTCGAGTGCTCTACCCTCCACATGCTGACTACGAGTTGAGCCGCCGATCGCAACATTGAGCTCAGCCGAACGATACCCGCTCGACACGAATATAGGACACTTGAAAGCGTCCCTAAGAGGTTGAAATACGCGCTCTGCAACCGCCTTGAGATTTCCTTGTACCCAATCATCTGGTGTGTTGTCTATGCCTAGGCGCTTAGCTGTTAGGCTTTTCGTTACCTCGGCGAGTGACAGATTTTTTGATAGCTTCATTCTTAAGCCTTATTTTTTCATTTTCTACAACAGGGTCCTTCCGCTTGCGCTTGGGATTGAAGTAGAACTTGTTCACTTAGTACCAGTGAGCTTTTTATACTGCTCAACAAGTGCCTTAGCAGCAGGTGTGCCCTTGGCCTTCTTGATTTTAGCCTCTAGGCCTTTTTTCATTGCCTCTTTTCTAGGATCATAGTCACCACCCTTACCGTACTTCATGCCACCTTTGGCTTTCTTTACACCGCGACCCTTTAGGACGTCAGCCATAGTGACCTTGCCGTCACCTGTCAAGTCAGGAAACTTTCCCCCACCCTTATAAGACTTCTTCTTTATTTGCATAGCTAATGTTTGCCACAAATATAAAGAACTAATCGTTACTTCATTTGAGCCTTCTGAACGTCGTAGAAATGCTGAAGCCTTCCCTGGTCATCGCCCTTGTAGTGTCCCCGATACCAATTCTTACCCCACTTAGAGGCATCCTTCAAAACATCCTCTACAGAGCTCTGCTTATCCATAGCAAAGTGAGCCGTAAACAACATATCCTGTATCTCTGGGGGTAGATCAGAAGGATACTTTAGATCTTCTTCACTTAGATCAGGGTAATCCATATCCCTTTTGTCTGCAATGGACTTGATTCTGTTGTATGCCGTCTGTGCTGTAGCATAATCTAGCTGATAAGCCCCGCTTCCATAGTTAGGTTGCAACTCTCTCCTCACGGGTGCCTTGCCCTCAGGTGTATTGACCTCTTGTATCT